GGTAGCCTCGAAAGACCACCCCCAATTTCAATTGCCCATTACGAGGTCGGAAGCGTGATCTGCTCGACACTGTTTGCAATGTCGAGATAAAGGCCACGCCGGGTGCGAGCAACCTGCTGCCCCTCGATCAACCGTGAAATATCGGCAGGGCCGATATCAATGCGAAGATCGTGATGCACAAGCTCGCGCATCCTGAGACGCGGGGCGATGAAATAGCAAATTCCCGCCGTCACGCCCGGATACACGTAGCTCTTGACGCCGTTGTTCACCGTTGCGCCGTTGTAATAGATGATCCCTTCCACCGGCACACGGCGAAGCTGGTTACCGCTTGCATCCAGAACCGGGGTGAGAAGTGCATCCTCGACCTGGAAACGGTCAGCTTCGTTTGCAAGCACCCACGTCGGAACCCGCTGCGTCGTTGCCAGTGCGCCCTTGCGGTACGCAGCCTGGAACGTGCGAAGCGTGTGGGGTGTAATTCCTTCACCGGCCTGAGCGTTCGCCGCCGTTTGGTTCGGTGCGGTGTAGCTGTAGGCGATGATCGGTGACAGATGAAGGTGGTTCAGGAGGTAATTGTACGAACGGCCAAACGCACGGCTGTTCATGCCAATTTCATACGACCGATCGAACTCGATCATATCCTCCGTCCACTCGAAGCCCGCAGCGTAGGTGTTGATGGGCACGAATGTCGGCGCACCGGAGCGGGCCAACGTTCCGAACACAATTTCACCGGCTTCGAACTTCTGGAAGAACACCACGTTGGCGTCGAAGAGAACGTCTCCCCCGATCTGAACCGAACCACCGGGGAACGGGCCATCGACCCGCTCGTAGAGTGGCTGGTAGAGGAGCGGTACATCCGCGAGGCCCACCTGAATGTCGATACGAACCTTCTCAAGCAAGTCCATTGCGCCCTGAGAAGTTGTAATCATTTCCGAGACCGGAACATTCAGGTCGATCAGAATTTCATCCTTGAGAAACTCAGGGACGAGTCTTGCTTCCATCTCTCCAACGCTCATCACGTTCATCGATCCGGCATCCCCGATGACGCGATTGGGTGTCCAGTTGCGACCACGAATTTCACGACCGACTGCATCGTGAGAAAACGCGCCCGGAATGGGCGGGCCAAACGTGCCATCGTGCCCGACAGAGAACGTCTTGCGCTTTCTGTCCCGACGTGTGATCCCTTCCATCGTCGGAGCCTCAGGAACAAGGAGGCCACTGTCACTCTTGAAAATGTTCTTGGTCATTGAAATTTGCCTCCTTTCCTTATACGCCGATGTTTAGTACGCGAACCGCCGCGTACCCGCCAGCGTCCTTGGTCTCCTCCACCTTGCAGACAGGAGAGCCAACGACGGCCGCTGCCAAGTCAGTATCGCCACGCTTGACGCCTGCGCCTGCCGTCCAGTAGAGCACGTCACCAATTGCCGGGTTGAGCGCTGCTGGGAACTTCACGTACCAAACGCGATCCGGCGCAATTTCAAGTTCCAGAGACCGGATCGTGTCAGTCGTAGCGATGTGGGTGAGAGCAATGCCATTCCACTGGTTCATGCGGAACAGATCGCCAAACGGATAGTCACCCGCAGGAGCGGTGAATCCGCCCTGAGTTGCGCGACCGTCATGCTTGAGCTGACCCATTGAAATTTCCTCCTCTCACCTTTATGCGGGGTTTTCGTCCAGATACGCCTGAACGTCGGCCTTTGTAATTCTGCCATCCGTGCCTGTGCCTTCGACCTCGGAAAGATCGACGCCGTTCTCCTCTGCCAGTGCTACGGCAGACTCGGTTGCGTCAATTTCACTCTCCGCTGCCGCGTCATCTTCCTCTTCGGGTGTTGCTGGTGTAACTGCAATTGGCGTTGACGGCTCACCGGGCACCGTCGTCAGATCGAGGTAGCCTTTGGCGTAATCCTCGCTGATCGCCGCAGGATGCCCTTCGGGAAGCACATCGGCCCGCAACGGATGCTGATCGAGCGGAACAAGCACCCCGGCGCTTGAGGCCGGATCGGGAGAACCGTACCCCGGAGGGCCAACCACCGTTGCCGGAATTTCCATCGACTGCTCCTCCTCACTCATGTACGGCAGATTGAGGTTGGTATGCAGGAGACCCGCTGAACCACTTTCCTCAACTTGCTCTGCGTCGAAGTGCTCGCCAGCCGCAACTACCTCATCGTTCGGCTGCTGCTCGAAATCCTCTTCGACAAGCCCTGCCTCCTGACGAGCGGACAAGCTCTTCTTTCTGGGTGTCGTCACTGTAATTTCCTCCTCTCGTTACCCGGCTGAGCGAACAGTGATGCGGGAATTCTTGAATCCCGCCTTCAGTTCGCGAGGGCTTGCGTCGCGGTCGGTCTTGCTCGTGCTCGGAGGAGTCGCAGGCAAGTCCTCCATTTCACTGACGATTTCCTTCAGCCTGTCCTCGCTGTCGATGATCGTGTTGACCATTTCACCGACGGTCTTTTCGTCAGCCTCGTCATCTCCAGTCAGTGAGATTTCCTTGTCCTTCATCTCACCGACAATCAAACGACGGGCAAGAACGGCATCTGCCGAATCGCCCTTGATCTTCTTTGCAATCGCATTGTCGATCAGAGCAGCACGAACAGCCTTGGCTGCCGAACGAATTTCAGTGACACCCTTGGTGAGCACTGAAACATCGTCCTCATCATTCCCAAGATTCAGAATCTTGCGAAGCTGAGCAACAAGGTCGAGCACCGGAGCCGTTGCCTTGGCTTCCGTCTCCATTTCACTCACTTGATCCTCAAGCGGCTTCCGCGCCGACGCCTCGATGGTGGCAACGAGGCCCGAATTGTGTGCGCGAAGCTCGTTCTCCTGAAGAGCAGCAATCTCTTCCGGCTTCACTGAATTTCCTCCTTCGATTTCCATTTCAGAAGTGAGCGCTCCAACGAGACGCGCACTCATCCCGGCTGCACGAGGCCGAGAGAGGTCGATGCTTTCGATTGCGAATTGCTTGATTCGTACCCCCTTCTCGAATTTCTCTTGAGCGACCTTGCCCCGCCAAGAAACTGATTTCACCAAGCCGCGCTTCAGGTAGTCTTTTCCCTTCGTGCCAGGAAGGACGTAAGCCTTTACCGCGAGCTTGGCCTTGTCTCCTGCTTGAAGTAGCTTCGCTCCAACCCACTGAAGCTGAATTTCAGGAAACGTGAATGGATCATCCTCTGGCTTGATGTGCCCCATGTAGCCAACGATGGGATCGCCGCCGTTTGCTGCACGAGTCATTTCAACCGCCACGTCCTGAAAAAGCTCCGCACCCCAGAACCGATTCGACTTCGACCAACCCGACTCGATCACGAACGTCGCGAAACGAGGGTCATCGTCACCGGCTGTAATTTGAGAGACGAGTGCTGGATCAAGCGTAACCATCCCGCCGGGGTCAGCAGTCATTTCTCCAATTACATCGAAGGTTTCGTAAATCTCTTCCTGAAGCACGACAGACACTAGTACCGCCTCAGATTCTTTCCGCCAAAGCGCGTGATCTTGTTCGGCGGAATTACCTTGCCGTGGTTCTGACGCCCGGTACCAACCTTGCCCCGCTGGAACTTCTTGACAGAAACAGCACCGGGAGCCTTGGAGTTGTCGAATTTCGGATTCGGGTTGTTGCTGAACTGATCGACAACCTCATTCATGCTCAGCGGATCGTTGACCGGATTCCTTGCGATCAGCCGCTTCACACTTCGCTTGCTCGTCGTCTTGCCGGTCAGTACCGAGGGGTCGTGAAGTGACTTCTCGATGGCATCCTGCCCGCCCGTTCCCGTTTTCTTGGGAGTCGCGGGCGATGTAATTGACTTGACTCTCAGGATTCTTGTCATGATTTGTTCGTCCTGATTCCTTTCTTCGGGCTATGCACGATGCGGACTCTGCTGCCCGCCGTCAGGCTTCCCGATGCTGGATTGACGCCGCCTTTGAAAAGAGTCTTGAATTTCTTTGACCCAGGAGGCCCGCCAATCACGTTGTCGCGAATTTCAACTCCTGCCCTTTTCACTTCTTGCCTCCGGGTCTCGATTTCCTTCCACCCTTCGCACCATGCGCCTTTGCCTTCCTACTGCCTTTCTTGAACTGAAATTTCTTAAGACCAGGAGGTAGCTTCCCCATTACTTAGCTCCTCTCGTGAACGCTCCCAAATCCTTCGGCACACCGTTCCTGTAAACACGAGGCCGAAAGTTGTTGGGAAGAATACGCAGAATCACCTTGCCGTAGCTTGTAATTAGATTCTGCATTACAGACCCTTCGGACGTTTCACACCCATCAGCCGGTTACCCGCCGCTCCTGTGGGGTTGTTGACAATGAGATAGGTGGGCTTGCCGACCTTCTGACGGCTTGTGCCATGAAGCGTCTTGCGGGTTGTTTTTTTCGCCATGATCCTCCTCTCTACGTCGAAACCCAACGAGTTTCATATGAAATTGCAGCACTTCCGCTTGCTAGCGGCCCAATGCCATAAAACGTGGGATACACAAACTTCTTTGTGGGAATGTGAACCGTGTTGATTGGCACCCCACCAAGGGCTGCCCCTGCGGGAGTTGAAGTCTTATAGAATTTCACATCATCCCATCCACCCTGCCTGGTCAGCGAGTGGTACGGAGACGTTGTAATTCCATCGTCGTACTGACCCTGCGTATAAAGCTTAGACACGCCTGCCGCATCGGATTTCAACACGGCACCATGACCGATGGATTCCGGCGATGGTTCAAACCCCAGATCAGCATGACCATTCCAGGTCTTGCCTCCTTGCGGCCCAACGTCATTTGAAAATACAACGGTATCCCCATCGTCAAACTCATAGTACCACGGTGAAATCCAATGCGGAGTTCCAGAGGAGTCACCGATCCTTGCTGAAATTTTATCCTGCAACTTCATCCCTGCGGCAATCAGAGCACCGGCAAAACCAATTGCCCCCGTTTGAAGCATCCACTTGCTCAGGTTGCTTGCCGGAGAACCCAGGTACGTCCAGTCGGTCACAGGAGAACCCATCGGGAGCATCCAGTCACCGTCAGTGCCAATGATCGACGGACGGTTGCCTTTGACAGACACCCACTTTGAAATTACAGAATCCCACATGACACGGAAAATGGTTGATTCGCCACCTTGCGAGACACGCAGGCTTGCAACCTCACCAGCCGAGCCGGTGCCCAGTGCTGAAATTGAACTTGCTACGCGACCCATCGTACCGCCAGATCAATGTCAATGATCCCACCGTAGCTTGTGCCCGAGAGTACCCTCCCGTACAAACGAGGCCAAAGGTTCGGCTTCGTGAAATCCGCCGCTGCCAGAGGATTCCCTGTGCCAAATTTCAACACATCGCTCCAAGTTGCAGCCTTGAAGGTAATCGCGTTGGTAGCAGGAGAGACAAGCGGCTGAGTTTCAGCACTTGCTGTCGAGCCGTCCGACGAAAAGGGAACTGTTTCACCGTCGCTGTTCTGGAAAAAACGAGCGATGCATGTCACTGAGACAGCAGCGGCTGGGCCTTGAAGAATACCGGACATGGCGTACTGCAATTTCAAGCCAGCCGCAAACATCTCCACCGAGCGACGAATTGGCTTCGTGGTAAACCCAATACCGCCTGTCAGTGTTCCCGATACGTTTTGCCCGACATACGAATAGACCGTCGTGTTGACGCCCATATAGGACACGTCGGTCATTGAAATCAACGTGAACGGATCGCTTACCCACCTGTTGTTCACTCCGTCACGGATAAGCTGAACGTATTCGGTATCCGGGTAAGTCCCGATTCGAATTACAGCCGTCTGACCGTCAGCGAATGGGCCTGCGCCAAGTCCAGAGATAGACGCTGCGATAAGCGCCTGCTGTGTCCCTGAACCACCGCTACCGCCTGTAGTTACGCCCTTGGAATTCAAGTAATTGGCGCGTCCCACGTCTGAGGTATCCAGCCGAAGGATCTTCCTGCCTTTTATCAAACGAAATACCTGTGACATTACTTCTTCTTCCGCTTTCTTTTACCGACGGTTTGTGCCAAGACCCTTGGGCTGCGCTTGCCAAGCAATTTCCTCTTCTTGGCAACTTTCAGAGTCTTGCGCCTTCCCGTTCTCGGAACGTGCGGACGAGTACGCACTATGCGCCTACCGGCTTGTTCGCCGGTGGTTTGTTTGCCGGTGGCTTGGATGCTGCTGGCGGAAGCTGAGGCGGAATTACAGCATCAGCCTTAGCAGGCAATCCTACCTGCGGCTTGATACCCGGCAGGAACACGGCAATCATGCGCTGGTAGTCCTGATCTGTAATTTCACCACGACTCCGCGCAACCTCAAGCCCCATCACAAGCTGCTGGAATGCCTGCATCTCCACGATCTGATCGTCAGGACGTACAGCGTCCCAGGTAAGCGTAGCCAGAGTCGGAATTAGCTCATTGATGACGAGAGCCATTTTCAAAAGCCTCTGTACGGGCTTCTGGAAGGAGCGACGCTTGCGCTCTACCTTCTTGATCCACGGCACTGTCTGAGCGTTACGGTCGCTGTTGGCGCTTCCTGAGTCCACCCGCATGAATGCCCACTCAGGCGTTTGCGAGGCAATACAGATACAGTCGATCAGAAATTCCGCAAGTGTCTTGGTATCACCGAGCACCGAGCGAGCTTCGAGGAACTCCGCGTCGTCCTCTCCGCCGAAGAAGAAGATTTCACGGCCACGCCAGGAAATAGCCGCTCCATCTGCAATTTGTCCCGACTCGGGATCGAGCAACTCGGGAAAGTTGTTGCGAATGAACGGCATCACATCGGCCAATTTCAGCTTCAGCTTCGGAGTCGAGTGATAAGCATGGGCTTGTAGTCCCTGAGTAAGCACATCGTGGAATGCGTTGATGAATGGAATTACAGGCTCAAGATCGGACTGCCCTCCCTGAAGGGCTGCGTCCCACTCGTTCCAAACCTCAACGAGATTGACGAAGCCCCACGGATTCGGACTGCCAAGCTCATCGATCCACTTGTGCTCCATCTGATCGAAGAACTTGAAACTCTGCTGGTCGATGATTTCAAGAACGTCATGCTCTTCGACAACCGGATCAATTCCTTGTACCGGGTCTCCCTGATCCTTGACGATCATCATGCGATGACGAATTACAGCACGGCGAAGCAGGTTCTTGTTCGCGCCGTCGTACTCCAGGTCAACGCGCTCAGGGGGCAAGCACTCAAGGACACAGTGATCCGACTCGTCAATCGTCATCAGCGGATCGAAAATATCCGGCTTGTTGATCCGAACAATTACACGAGAGTCGCGCATGGCATCGCGATACATCTGCTGCAACTCTTCCGCCCAATGGGTACCGAGACACTCGTTGAGAAACCTGTTGGTTGAATCGCTGTCTGTCGTTGCAGTTGGAATCCCCATGAATTCCACAACGAGGTCAACAATCGGCCTACCGAACGAAGCACCGAGCGCATTGTCTCCGTCGTTCCGGTAGATCGAGCGGGCCATATCGTAATTGACAACCGTTCCCTCGCCTGCCGGATGAGTCGTCGGCCAGAAGCGAAGCCCAAGGGCCGAACCGCGATTGAAGCCGCGAATTCCAGTTACGTTCGTCCATGTGAACGGAAAAAGCGACCGGGTTAGGTCGCCAACTTGTTCACCGACGCTGTGAAGGATCTCAGTCAAGCGGGCCATCGTCATCCTCCCCGCCAAGAATTACATCAGCTTGGTTGGTCAGCATGAATTCCAGCTTCTCGATCAACTGCGCTGCTTCCTCCTGAACCTCGGGAGACGCCTGCCGAAGCCGGTCAACAATTCCATCATCGGCAAACGTCGTTCGCGCCTCGTTGAGATTGTGCCGGTCTTGGCGGCTTGCCTTTGGTGCTCCACCACGATCCAGAATTTCAGCCGCAGCCTTGAGAACGAGACTCTCATCCTCAGAGGTACGCATCACGTCAACAATCGTCTGCACTGCTTCGACCATGTAGCCCTGCATTAATTCCAATGCAGCGGCAGGGAGACCCTCGCGAAGCATCACGATTGTTTCGATGACCCCCGGCTGTAGCAGCATATCCCTGACTTGCAGCCGTGAAATTCCAACCACCTTGCTGATCTGAATTTGCGAGTAGCCAGCAACCTTCAGCAAGGCAACCATGCTTTCGACGTAGGGAACCTCGGCAGGGAGAAGCTTGCGCCTGCGCGATGTGTCGATCTTGTATTTGCGGCGCACCTTGACAAGCTGCTTGTGTGAATCCGCAGCGCGTGTGTCCGGTGTGCTTGCTCTACGGAGTGGAGCCAACGAGATTTCCTCCTCGCTGAAATGCTGCCGATAGAGATGAAGGGATGTTAAGGGCGGGAGCTTGCAATGCCGCTACCGTTGCAAACATTGCTGCGTGGTGCCAGTGGTCGGCATTCCTGTTCTTCTTCCAGCGACCACGAACTTGCCCGTTCGGACGCTCCTCTTCGACACGAACCATCTGCACCAATTGGTGATACATGCCGTTGTAGGGCTTGCGCGGCAGTTCCTCACCAAGAAAACGAGCGTCGGCGGGAATTACAATATTCCCATCGAGCATATCGTTGATAAAGGTGTCGAAGGCCATCGTGCGGTCGATGTTGACCTTCCCGGCCTCACCCATCTTGATCGCGTTGAAATTCGCCATTTCGCTCTGCTGGTCTCGATCTTCCTCGAATCCAACCCAGAGCTTGCCGTGGTATTTCATCGCAAGGTCGTGAGCCTTCGACTTCTCAGGATGCGCGTCGATCACTCCACGCCAGGAAGAGAGACCGCCAAGCCATCTGTCGAGGTCGTCCCAGTTCCTGAATGCCTGAATCTTCCACAGCAATTTCCTTCTGTTGGTATCGAAGTGCCATGCCCAAGCATGAAGCACCGTGCCAACGTCGATTCCGATTGCCAGGGCGTTGTTGGGAATCCCTCCCATCATGTAACCGGGCCTACGGCACTTGTCGAGTAGCTCCGCTGTCACCTTGTCACCGGCTGCGGTGTAAGCACGCCCCATGTTCTGATTCCAGAAGGAACGGATCTTTCTGGCGTCGCGCTGCCCCTTGAAATAGTCCGCCATGATTTCATAGAGCGGCTGCGTAGGCGAGTTGAACTGCGTGATGTAATAACCGCGAAGCCTGC